GTGGTGGCGAATAGCACGGGGATGTATAACGATTTGCACACCACTGGCGGGACGGTGCTGGCGGTGTCGCAGGCGAATGATACGGCGGCGATCAAGTCACTGATTCGCAACAACTCAGGCAGCACACTTGCCGGATTTGCTTTATCCCGCAGCACAGCAGAAGAATGGTCAGCCAGTGCTGCTCGGCTAAATGTGGCAAGCGTTGCTACGAACGGTTCATCGGTCACGGTGCTATCTACGGATGCGGCATCGACATCAAACACGGTTACGATTGCACAATACGATCCAGACAACGCGACTGCTGCATCTCGGTTTTCGCTATGGCAAAACGGCACGGCAAGGACGGCGACAAACGCGGAAACAGGGACACCCTTTGTCGAAAATGCGTCTGGTGATCTGACGATTGGGGCGACGCCTGCCGGAAGCTCGCCCTGGGATGGGACTGCTGGCGACGTAGGCATCTGGTCCGTCTTCTTCACCGAAGCCGAGCGTAAACTCGTCGAAGCCGATCAGGGCAGATTCAACACGATCACGGTGGCACCATGAGCATGATCTACATGCAATGCGATGCGGCTTTGGCTGGGCCACTCAGCGAGGCACTCTATCAGCTACAGCGTCCGCCTCATGTGCGTGACCAGCGTGATGGGAGTCGGTACTACTGCGAAGTGATTGTGCACCCAAGCGGCAACGGCTGGGCTGTGCTCGCATTACCGTCGACAGAGATAGTGCCGATCCACGTCGAAGCGGATGGTGAGCTTCTCGGGCAGATTCTCAGCGTGTTCGTCGCCAACGCTGCCCTGACTCAGGAAGAGGCTGACGGCATCATCGCAGCGGTGCAGGCGGTGGCAGGAACGCAGGTCGAAGTGGCCTCGTTCATCCCGCCGAGCTGGCAGCCGTACATTCTGGATCGTGCAGGTGCAGTAGCCATGGGCTACCTACAGGACGGTGAATGATGGCCCACGTTGTACGCCTGAAGATCGCCAACGTCTACATGCACCCGCATAGCGGGACCCGAGGTGGGAAACCAGTAGACGACTTGTTGATCGAAGGCATCCGATTACACATGCAGCGGTGGAGAAGCATCTACGGCATTGACTACAAGTTCGTTCCGTCCCGTACATCAGGTTTCCCAGTCATTGCTGCACCTGTCATCCTGAATGGTCAACACTACAGGGGAGTAGCTGGCAAGAGCAGGATCACGCTGCACAACGCCTGGGTAGCCACCGAGAAACGATGGTCGGATACGTTCTGGGCTCGTGACGAGAAGGCTTTTGTGGATCAGGTTGGTATCATCCTGCACCATGAGTTGGGTCACTACTGGTTCCGATTCGCAAGTGGTTCTCACGCCAATGACCGCAAAGACTTGATGCACGCCTGGGTGGGACGGGAACTGACGGAATCACTGGGACAGATGCGTGCGAAGTTCGGCGTACTGAAGAAGGCTGTAGTCGGTGAGGTGTCCCAACTGCCAGAGCCCCACTGGGCCACCGATTGGGAAAAGAACGCATCCATCGGTATTTGTAGTAGCTGCCGTCGTTATGCAGCAAACGTCTAACACTGGAGACTTTACGATATGGGACGATTGACTCACGACGGCGAGACGAAAACCGTTGATACGGTGCTTGCCGATTCCGAAGCGATCTTCATGGAGAACTGCGATGGTGGACGCATCATCGTTCCATCAGGAAGTCCGTTGACCACGTTGACGTTCCATGAATCGCACAATGGAACCACCTACGTTGCAGCGTATGATATCAACAACACTGCCGTGACCATGACGGTTGCTGCTGGACGGAGTTACCCACTTCCACCGACGCTGAATCCGTCTCGATTCATCAAGATCACTGGAAACGCTGATGGCTCGATTCTCTTTGTTGGGAAGCAGGCTGGTCTTGTCCGGGGACAGGTCTGATGTCATATCCGACGACAGGCGACAAGTATGTTATCCCGAAGGGCAGCATCGTCAGGTGTTATGTCTGCTTTGGGGGGTTCTTGTTGGGCAACGAGACCATCGAGGCTACGCCTAGCGTCACGGAGGTGGATACCAGTGCTCTCACGATTGCGAATGTTGCACGGGTATCTGGAAGCACGGTTGTTCCTGTTGGGTCACCACTTTACGGTTACCCAGAGGATCGGACGATTAGCAACCGTTGCGGTCTCTACTTTACGGTGACTTCGAGCGAGCCTGGGGATTACGTTATCAAGGTGGAAGCAGACACCTCGGACCACTCCCCAGCACAGAAGCTCGTGAAACTCTGCCGGATCACGATTGAATGACATCGGACGAGATTGAGCGTAAGAAGCAGAATCACCGCGACAGGGAAGCGGCTAGGCAGGAGCAGTATCGTCGTGAAGCACGGGAGATCGGCAGCCTCCCCAAGGTAGTCAACAAGGAACGCAAAGAGTCTTGTCGGCACAGCCTGAAGCAGTATTGCGAGACGTACCGCAGCGAAGCGTTCTACATGGGGTGGTCGGAAGATCACCTCAAGGTCATTGCAAGACTAGAGCAGACGATCCTCAAGGGTGGGCTATTTGCAATCGCCATGCCCCGTGGATCTGGTAAGACATCGCTTACGATTGCAGCGTGCGAATGGGCTTTGCTTTACGCACATCGGCACTGGGTCTGCTTGATCGGTGCAACGGAGAGCAAAGCACAGCACCTCCTGAAGGGCATCAAGACCAGTTTCCGGTTCAACCAGTTGTTGTTCGAGGATTTCCCAGAAGTCTGCTTTCCGATCAGGATGCTAGAGGGACAGGGGAAGCGTGCCGCTGGGCAGACCATGGACGGTCTTGAGACCAACATGTCCTGGGAAGCCACGAACCTGATGCTTCCCACGGTTCCTGGGTCACCCACCTCGGGAGCTATCGTGACAGTGGCTGGGATCACGGGAGACATCCGTGGTCAACAGCGGGTGCTGAAGGACGGAAGCATCATCCGACCTGACGTTGTGATTCTGGACGATCCGCAGACAAGGGAATCAGCGAAGTCCAGCACGCAGACACAGCAGCGAATGGAGACGATCAAAGGTGACGTTCTGGGACTTGCAGGTCCGGGTGTCAAGATTGCTGGAATCGTGCCCTGCACCGTGGTATGTCAGCATGACCTGGCTGACCAACTGCTTGATAAGGACCAGAACCCAGAGTGGCAGTCAGAGCGAACGAAGATGCTCTATGGGTCACCCAAGCGAATGGATCTCTGGGACGAGTACGCTGAGATTCGAGCGAACGAACTGCGAAACGACGGGGATGGTTCGCAAGCCACAGCGTTCTACCTGGGGAACCGGGAAGAGATGGATTGTGGGATGCAAGCGGCCTGGGAAGCTCGCAAAACCGTAGACGACGTGTCCGCTATCCAGCACGCGATGAACCTGCGATTGCGTGATGAACTTGCCTTCCTTGCAGAGTACCAGAACGAACCCATCGAGGTGCAGGAAGACGAAGGGATCACGGAAAGGGAGATCACGGAGAAGGTTTCTGGGTTACCCAAGGGGACGGTAGACGACGACGCAGAATCCGTGGTGGCTTTCATCGACGTGCAGAAGGAAGCCCTGTTCTACGTTGTGATGGCGTTCAAACGGGACTACACCGGCTGGATCATCGACTACGGTGCATGGCCGGATCAGAAGACGACGAACTTTAGCTACTTGAACCTGCGAACTCCGATCAGCAAGATTTACCCTGGTTTGGGCCTGGAAGATACCATCAAACAAGCCCTGAATAGTGCTTGCGAGATGCTACTGGACAAAACATGGGTCGATGAGTCTGGAAGCGAAAGAAGCATCCAACGCCTGCTAGTTGATGCGAACTGGGGACAAAGCAGGAACGCCATCTACCAATGGGCTCGCAGTTGTCGCTGGAAGTCCTTGGTCATGCCAAGCCACGGTAAGTACGTTGGTGCCAGCACCGATCCATTGAACGCACGCTACAGCAAGAAGCCAGGTACGGTTGTTGGGACACATTGGCGGATCATGCGTGGGCAGGATATCCCAGTCAGGTACGTTCTGTTCGATAGCAACTACTGGAAGTCCTTCGTGTCTTCCCGTTGGGCTACCATGCTAGGGACACGAGGTTCCTTGCAGTTGTATCAGGCAGCACCGCATATCCATGAGACGTTCGCCAAGCACATGAAGTCGGAAGTACCGACTCGGGTAGAAGCGAAGGGATCGGGACGGGTGGTGGACGAATGGAAACCTCGTCCTGGTGCGGTGGACAACCACTGGCTGGATTGTGTGGTGGGATGCCACGTCGCAGCCGGCATCGAGGGATGTGCGTTGGGCGACCGTCCAGCACAACCCATTGGTGAAGCACCGAAGAGAGGCACGAGGATTGTGCAGGCGAGTAACCTATGAGCAAGCGTAAGTTGATTCTTCGGACGCCTAAGAAGTGCCCGTTTTGTGGTAGCCCAAGGGTAACGAAGAAGTCGAAGGTCATGGACCACGAGATGCCTAACGGGTTGCATAACTACCTGTACCGCGCCATCTGCCATGCCTGCCACCAAAACTACGGAATGCGAGAAGTCTACCAGGAGGGCGACGAGTGAGTGCAGCAAGCGATAAAGCGGAAGCCTTACGACATGCCCGAGAGATGGTAGCAGCGTTGCGAGCCAAGATGGTAGACGCTGCTGGTGTGCAGACCGTAGCTACGGATGGCTTGACGGTGACCTACTCCCAGGGACGAGATGGGCTACTTGGCCAACTCAAATACTGGGAACGTCAGGTGCAGAAGCTCGAAGGCAACGGTTCAGGATCGGCTACCATTGACTTGAGTGGGGGACTCTGATGTTTCAAGCATGGTGGTCGGGAGTCAAGGAGAAGTTCTCCTATGGTCTGAAAGGCTACGATGCCGCAGACCCACAGAAGAAACGACGCAACAGTGGAACGATTGTCAAGTCGTCGGATGATCTGTTGGGGGATCAAGACCGACGCAGCGTTACGGAGTCGCAGCGGGATCTCTGGCGTAACTACAGCGTAGCAGCTTGGGCTATTCGCAGGCACCTGGACTACGTTAGCTCGTTCAACTTCCAGCCCATGACGGGTAACCCAGACCTGGATGAGTCGTTGGGTCGCCTGATGCGGTGGTACTCGATGCCGCAGAACTGCGATGCTGCTGGACGACATAGCCTAAGCCAGCTTATCCGCATTGCAGAGACTCGTGCGGTTATTGACGGCGACATGTTCTTCCTGAAGCTGTCGGACATGACGCTACAGGGAATCGAGGGGGACAGGATCAGGAACCAAGCACGTTCCGTTGAGCCTGTAGAGAACAGTTCATTCAAAGCAATCCATGGTGTTGAGGTAGACCAGTACGGACGTGCTCGTGCGTATCACCTATGGGGACGCAATGAGCATGGGCAATACATCCCAGAGAAGCGTGTCCCAGCACGGAACATGCTGCACTTGGGCTACTTCGACTCGTTCGACCAGATTCGTGGTGTGTCTCCGTTGGTGAGTGCTACAACGGCATTCCACGATGTCTTGGAAGTGAAAGAGTATGCTCGCCTGAAAGCCAAGGTAACCCAACTCTTTGCACTTGCTATCTATAGGGATTCGCCTGATTACGACCGAGGTGACCTACCTGAATATCAGGTGGACTTCGGCAAGGGTCCGGTGAAGCTGGACCTAGAACCTGGAGACAAGGCGGACTTCCTAGAATCCCGTCACCCAAGCACGGAGTTCCAAGCGTTCATTACCTTGAGCCTGCAAGCTGCACTCAAGGCATTGGACATTCCTTGGTCCTTCTACGACGAAGCGTACACGAACTTCTTCGGTAGCCGTGCTGCACTCATTCAATACCAGCAATCGTGCCGTCATAAACGGGACCGGCTGAAGCATCTGCTGGATCAGATAACCTACTGGGTCATTAGCAACTGGATCGTCAATGGCGTTCTAGAGTTGCCCAGTGGGATGGAACTGTCCGACATAACCTGGGAGTGGATTCCCAACGGCGTACCGTGGTGGAACCCCGAACAGGAAATCAATGGAGACATCCTGGCAATCAAGGCTGGGCTACGCACCAGAACCGAGATTCGCCGTGAACGATACGGAGACGACTGGAAGGGAGTCATCCGGCGACTTGCCGAGGAAGAGACCTTCCTGAAGGAAAACGGGCTACTGATGCCCGAAACTGGGTCACTTGAAATACCACAGGAGAACACCGGCAATGAGCCGATTTCTGATTCCGAATAACTTCGTGCAGCGTAATGATCTGAAACTGGAGACCAAGGTGTATCCCCTCTACGCACGAGATGCTCGTGTGTGGGATGCTCCGATGTCTCTGCTTCCCACGACGAGTGCATCCGACGATCTTGGTGTCACGATCGGCACTTGGGGCACCAGTGCTCCCACGATCCGCACCTCGGACCTGAAGGCGGCTGGTGCAACGACTCGGTACTGCCGATTCACGTTTGCACTTCCGCCTGAATACGTCGCTGGTGAATCGGTTGTCCTGCGTCTCAACGCTGGCATGAACACGACGGTCGCTGGGGTGTCTGCGACGATTGACGCCGAGGTCTACGAGATTAGTGGTTCCGCGATCTCCGCTGACCTGTGTGCAACTGCTGCACAGAGCATCAACAGCCTGACCGCTGCGAACCGAGACTTTACGATCACCGCAACCAACCTTGCTCCTGGCGATCAGTTGGACATTCGTGTTGCTGTTGCTGTCAACGACGCTGCCACTGCGACTGCCGTCATTGCGGTTATCAACACGATCCAGTTCGTGCTTAGCGTCCGAGGCTGATAGGAGCAACCCATGCACGACCAACTTCTCCTGCTGCGATCCTACCATGATCCCAATGTTGGTGTGGACAGGTCCACGAATACCATCCGTGGGATCAAGGTCATCGAGGAAGGTCCGATCAATGATGGTCGTCCCTACCTTATCGACCAGGAGACGTTGCGGCAGGTTGTTGCTTACGGCAATGCACCGAACAAAGGAACCAAGTGCAGGTACACCCATGGAGACTTCGACGAGGACTCCATCGGAACCCACTTGGGACGCTGGTTCAACTTCCGCATTGATGGGACATGTGTACGAGCGGACCTGAAGCTTGCGCAATCCAGCCGCATCTCTCCCAAGGGAGATATTGGTGGATATGTCCTAACGCTGGCTGAGGAAGATCCAGAGTCCTTTGGAGCAAGCATTGCCGCAGAACTGGACCGTAGCCTGATGGAACCTACGGTGGACGGGAAGATGCCACTGCGTCTATCTGGGCTATACAGCGTTGACATTGTAAATGAACCCGCTGCCACCAGAGGCGGCTTATTCAGTAAGGAGTTCACGATGGCAGAAGATGCCGCCCCTGAAGAGAAGCAGGAACCCGACTTCTCGTTCCTCATGGCCGAGGACATGCCTATCGAGGAGAAGATGAAGAAGGTGGCCCAGATGTTGGGCTATGAGATGCCGGAGGAGAAGAAGGAAGACATGGAGGAGGAATCCATGCCTGAAGAGGAAGACGACAAGGAAGAGGATATGCAGTCGCAAGAGGAACCGAAGAAGGAGGAGATGTCCGCACAACGGTACATCGAACTCTTCGGTGACCGAGGTGCTCGCTGGTTCCTTGAGGGCAAGAGTCCCTCGTACTGCTTTGGGCAACAACTCAAGGAAGCACACGAGAAGATCGCTGGCTTGGAGAAGCAGGTTAGCGAGATGTCTGGCAAGGTGAAGGCTGCCAAGGCGATTGTGGGCGAGGATTCGCCTGCTTCGTTGTCGGTAGCCCAAACTGAGGAAGAGAAGGCCAAGGCTGCTTTCGCTGCCAAGATCGAACAACTGAAGAAGCTTGGTGTTGACGAGAAGACCGCACGATGGTCGCAAGCGTTTGCGTCCATCAGCAAGAAGTGAAACCAAACTGGGTCACCCAGAAGAAAAGGATAAGCAAACATGCCTGACGCATATCTGACAACCGCCAACGTCGCGGAGTTCAATCGTACCGATCTCGACATCCTGGTCTCGGATGTCTTGGACGAAGCCCCATTGCTGGCTCGTCTTGCGGCTCGTACCTGCCGTGAGATCACCCACGTCTACACGAAGCAGACGGCGAATCCCGCTGTCGGTTTCCGTGCTGTGAACAACGGTGTCGAGAACACCAAGGGTACCTACCAGAAGGTCACGGTCAACCTGGGTCTTCTGGACGCCTCGTTCGCGGTGGACGTGGGTGCTGCGATGTCCGATGAACGTGGCCTTGACCACATCATGGGCATCGAGGCTCAGTCGCACCTCCGACAAGCCATGTTCGAGGTGGAGTCGCAGATCATCTACGGCACCGGCAACGACGCTGGTGGCTTCTCGGGATTCGCGAACTTCACCAACTTGGATGGCTTGGCTGATGCCCAGGTCGTCAACGCTGGTGGAACCACCGCTGGCACCGGAAGTTCGGTGTGGTTGATCCGCACTGGTCCTGCCGATGTCGAGGTGCTCTGGGGTCAGTCGGGTGTCATCACCATCGGTGACCGGCAGATCGTGGAGCGTGCTGGTTCGGTCACGGGTCGATTCCCTGCCTACTACCATCCGATCACGGGATGGTGTGGTGTTGCCAGCAAGTCGGTCTATTCGGTCGTCCGCATTGCGAACCTGACCGAGGATTCCGGCAAGGGTCTCACCGACGACCTAATCGCCCAGGCGTTGGCGTTGTTCCCGGCTGGTAAGGGACCGACCATGATGGCAATGAACCGACGTAGCTTGCGTCAGTTGCAGCAGTCCCGCACTGCGACCAATGCGACTGGTACGCCTGCTCCGTTCCCGGTTGAGTCGTTCGGTGTGCCCATCATCACCACCGATGCGATCCTGTCGACCGAGACCCTGTTGGCGTAATCACTGGGTTACCCAGTAGAAACGGGAGGTAGTCGTGACGATTCAGACTGATGCAGTCATTGCAGCCTATAAAGCGGTAAGGAGCATGTCTGGCGTCACGGCTACCTACACCCGTGGTGCAAATAGCGTCACCTTGAAGGTTGTTCAAGGGCAGACGCAGTTACAAGCAACTGCTGATAATGGGATCGTGGTCATTGGAAATGCCCATGACTTTCTGATCCTTGTCAGCGAGTTGATTATCAATGGAAGCAACACCCTCCCGCTTCGTGGAGACACGATCACGGTAGGGTCCACTGTCTACACCGTCCTAACCATGGGTGGTGACGCACAGTACCGTTACACAGACCAGGAACGTGTTATCATTCGCGTGCATACGAGGGTCATGTAGTGGGAAAGCCAACGACCCTAGCGACGGCAGTGACGGCTACGCTGAACGCAGCAACATTCTCACCGGATGTCAACTTTACGAGAACCCTGCTTCCCATCATGGCCGATGAAGGCCAAGCACTGGAAGGCAGGGTGTTTGTCCAGGGGAGAACTCTATCCAAGCTCAATCGGTGTGCAGACTACGAAGAGATTGTTGAGATTGGTGTCTACATTGTAAACACGATCTCCAACTCTGCTGGGTTACCCAGTGACTCTGGAATACAGACCATGTTCGATCTGTGTGAGTCGATTATCGACCACATGAAGACGGCAGCAAAACAAGACGGCTATCACCTTGTCGAGGTTGACCAGCCGGAGATGTTCGACTTCACTCGTGTTTACGAGAACTCCATTTTTGAGACAACAATCACCCTACGCTACAAGGGATATTGATAGATGGCTAACCCCAAGCTCTCCGAAGATGCCAAACTCTACTACAACAACGGTACCTATGGGTCACCCACCTGGGTTTTGATCTGCAACGTCAAGGATCTGACGTTGAGCATGGAGCATGGCGAGACGGACGTTACGACTCGCTGCGGCGCTGGCTTCCGAGAATACGTTGCTGGCTTGACCGACGTGACCATTGACTTCGGAATGATCTACGACCCCTCGGACACTGCATGGGAGTTCCTCCGCGCAGCGTTCTTTGACAAGAGTGCTGAAGAGTTCCTGATCCTAGACGGACCGAATAACGTCGCTGGGTCGGAAGGTCTTCGCTTGCACGCCTTCGTCAAGTCCTTTACCCGCAATGAAACGCTTGGCGAGGCACTGATGACGGACGTGTCGTTGCGTCCGACTGCCAATGCCAATGCTGCCCCTGCTTGGTACACGGCGTAATTATGAGATTCACCGACACGAAGGGTAGGGAGTGGACGATCAAGTTCGACTTCCAGACCCTATGCCAGATTGAGGACGAGTTGGGCTACCCAATCATGGAAGACCCAACAAGCCTCCCGACGAAGGCAAAAGCCTATGTCGAGATGGCATGGTTCTGCATCGAGGAGCAAGCAGAGAAGGCTGGGGTTACTCCAGAAGACTTCGGGAAGTCCATCGACGGCAAAGTCTTCGATGACATCCAGAAGGGTATCTTGGAGGAACTTGCAGTTTTTTTCGAGGCCCCGAGGCCAGGGGCTTCTGCTCTGATAAGGAAAGCAGTGGAACTCGTGGAGAAAGGCAACCAGCTACAACTCCAAGCCGTAGAGAAAGCACTAGACGGGGTATCCTCCGAATTGCTGGAGCGGTTGGGGTTGTCCCATGGGGTTTCACAGCCTGGGAACTGATGGCGATGCTTGAAGGTGCTAGGCCAGAAATTCTTAGCAACAAGGCACGTTCAAAGCAGAAGTTCCAACTTGGGCTACATTCAGGCAACATATCCGCATTGAGGTGCTTAGTTGGCAAATAGCCCAGATGTTTCTATGCGGATCTTCGGTAACACCAAGGCAGTCATCGCTGCCTTGGGTACCGTTGCCGCTACGACCTGCCAGTATATGGCAAACGATGTTCGGGAGAAGACCAAGAACTACATTGGCGGAAACCGCACATCGGGTAACCCATTTCCCAAGAACAAGGTGAAGAAGGATGGGACATACTACAAGAACTCCGTAGCTCGTCCCTATCCTAAGTCACCCCGGTTCTACGTTGGTAAGGGTGGGGTTGTCCATCCCGACACCAAAGACAAGCCAAAGTCCAAGTTGTCCCTGATGCAGGTGCATTACCGGGACGATAAATCACGCGCACGCACGATCCAGCTACGAGATGTTGGGACACCCGGGAGCGTGCAGTTCACGTCTCCTACTTTCGTTGCTGGACCCATCGGTCGGCAGCCTGGGACACCCGCATTGCTGGAGACTGGTGGAACCACCAATGCTTGGTACCGAGAGATCAAGCAGAACGGGTCCACGGTACGCTGGGAGTTTGTGACCCAGAAGAAAGGTCGCAAGAAGACCATCGACGGGAAGTCTCCACGGCCCATTCGCTACGGTAGCTGGAAAGAAGTCAACGCCATCCTGCGTGCTCGTGGAAAGCAGGTTGGTGGACGAAGAGTAGCCTGGAGTCCCAACCAAAAGGCTGGAATGACGGGCCCAGAATGGCTTGGACCTAAGCAGTTTACCCTGCGACCCAGGCCATACATCAGCAAGGCTTGGCAGAAGACGAAGAACAGATCCAAGTTCTGGATTCGCAAGTCCTTGCCAGAGTTCAATAAAGCCTACCGCAGACTCTCCACTTTCATCACGGCAGCATAATGGCAACAGCATCAGCAATTACCGCAGCCAAGGCGTTCGTCGAAGTAGGAGTCAAGGGCACCGAAGAGTCTACTGCCAAAATGCAGAAGATGATTGCGGACATCAACACGTCTACCAAGAGCATTGCTGCATCGTCCAAAGCTACTGCTGCTGGGACGTGGATTGACTTGCTTGTCAAGGGACTGCAAAGTGCCGCTAAAGCGATTAGGATTGTCTTCAACACGATCGTCTCCAATGTCGGAGAGTCCATGGAAAGGATCTCCAACATTGTCAAGCGTGCTGACAGGACTGGCGTTAGCGTAGGTTTCATGTCGTCATTGCAAGTCATGGCGATTGATAGCCAAGTTACGCTAGATGAAATTGAGCAATCCTTTGCCGCCTTCCAGCGAAACATGGCAACTGCTGGATTCGGTGTTGGAGAAGCAAAAGGAGCATTGGAGGTGCTCAAACTCGATCCCAAGATGCTTTCCGATCTTGGAATCGAAAAAGCATTACCAGTCATTACTGCTGCTCTTGCAAAAATCAAAAGTGTAGATGAGCGTCGTGGCTTGGCGATGCGTCTTGTTGGAGAACAGGGTAGGAAGCTGGTTCCAATTCTCACCGGGAATGTGGAACTGATGGAAACCCTAGCAAAGGAATCGGAGTACCTTGGTTCTACTTACAGCGAAGAGGGTGCAAGAGGAGTAGATGACTGGCGTGACTCTTGGAAGAAGTTGGGATTGCAGCTCAACTCCCTCTGGGATACGTTCACGATGCAGATTGCTCCCATCTTCAGCCAGATCATCGACGGAGGCATCATTCCGTTCATCCACGTCATGGGGGAGCTAATTGGGCTACTTGATGACGGTGGCATGGGTGCAGACTTCATGTCGAACGCCATGGTATATCTTGGGCTAGTTGCCAAAGGTGTTGTCTCCGTCTTGGTTGGTGTAGCCAATAGCATTGCCCGTGGCTTCGCAATCGTCCTTGGAATGATCTCGGAGGCGTTCAAGTACCTTTCCAATGCCCAAGAGTTCTTTGGTGCTGATGGCACTGAAGCAATGAAGCTAAGCGAATCATGGGGTGGATACAGGGATTCGATTGAGAAATCGACTGCCAAAGTCTCCGCCTACATGAACAACTTCTACGGCAACTTTGACAAGGCACAAAAGGAATGGGCTGATTTAGTTGCAGCGGAGCGTGCTGCGACTGATAGGAACATTGCCGAACCTGCCGAGGACATCGTGGAGTCCGTCAAGGAACTTGGCGAAGCGTTCAAGGGCGAGGCACTGCAACGCAATGCTTCCACGATGCAGCGGTTCCAAGAGATGCACCTAAAGAACAGCAACGACATCAAAGAGTACGTCAAGAAGATTGCTGGGCTACTTGGCAAATCCGAACTACTCATGGCGGTTGAATAATGTCAACGTCCCTACTGGGCAGAGTCTACCAAAGCAGTCTTAGCCAGGATCTCGACTTCGAGACTGGCATCGTATCGTCGTCCTACCAGGTTGCGTACTTGGTTAGGGTGGACGATGACTGCGATGACGAAGCAGCAGTGCTCGCCACCACTGGGCTACCACAACTTGCCCAGGAAAGCTCCCTGTACGCTGGGCTATACGTCTCCAGTAGAGCTGCCAGTGAGTCCGACCAGGGTGGCATCTGGACTGTCACGTTCACCTACACCAACCCACAAAAGGGTCAAGGTGACGGTGGTGGAGGAGGTGGCGGAGGAGGTGGTGGAAGTGGCCCATCTGATCCAAGCATCCCTCCGTGGGGACAGCCATGGAAAACCAGTTATGGGTCACAGAGAAAACAGAGTCTCAAGACGCAGATGATCTACTTCGGTGCCTATGCCGAAGAGGTTGCTGGTCTTGCCAACGACCCCAAGACGTTTTTGTGGCAAGATGCAAGCAAGTGCCCCAAGGATGCTTTTGGTAATAAGATGATCCCAGTAACCAACTCTGCTGGTGAACCGATCTTCTATGACGGAGAAAGGGTGCTTGGCGTCTACACGATCCAGAGCAATCACCTTGACGGGACTATCCCATCATTGTGGCTAAAGCGTGTTGGGACACTGAACCGATTCGACTACTTTGCTGGCTTCTATGGCGAGCAACGCAAGGGAAATGTGCTCCTAGAGACTGCCGACGTGGATCTTGATTACTGGTCTCCGCCATCAGGTGGCCCAGTTGTTCCATACTACACGATGACCAGAAAGTTCATCGTAGACCCATTGGGCCACTGGGTAGAGTTTGCTGACATGGGAGGACTTTACTTCAGTTCTCGCAGGTCATTCAATCAGACCCTTACCGAGGCTAAGCGTGCGGTTGACAAGGACGGCAACCCAGCGGTGCTTCCGCTCAACGGCGAAGGTGGTCTTGCTGAAGACGGCACATCTCCCATGTTCCTGCGATACTGCCCCTATCCCATCGGGGACTGGTAGCCCATGGCTAAGTATTATGCGTTCAGGGAATCCGATGCACGCAACTTGGCCTATGTCGCCAAGAATCCTGCTGGGCAAGCAGACATTGGTAGGGTAGCCCAACCTGGGACACTCTACACGACCAAGTTCGTCAAGTTGACTGCTGCTGCACCTGCTGCATCTACTGATCAGTTGACCAAGACGACTGCACAGTTGTACGGATGGGACCCAGGGAACGATCCATCAACGCTGGCAATCGACGATCTTGGAACCCAGGATGTCTGGAATCCCCACGATGTAGAGATCCCCTCTGGGACACTCTGTATCATCGGCAAGTTCCCCAATGGTTGGGTCATTATCGCTCCCGTCAACTGGTGTCCTTCAGAGATTCCAACAACCTGAGTGCGACATGATCTTCTGGCCTTGCTGTTGCGACGTAAACTGCCGATGTATTGGTTGTGCCATACTAGAGATCAGTGGGGTAACCTCCGGCTCATACCTGTGCGACGAGGTAGTAGGAGAAGCCTACAACCGCACCATCGTCATGTGGAGGCAAAACAATTCTCCATCGACACCGTTCGATCTTCTAAGTAACCCAACTGATTGTGGCGAGGAGGTGACCAACTACCCTGGCACCAAGTGTAAGGGAGAGTCCTACGTCTGCTGCCAAGCCAATTACAGCGACAATCCAATTGAGCCAATTCCTTTAGGCGATACTGGATATGAGGTTCCTGGCACAGAGCCAGGGGCCGATTGCTTTCCTGCTTTGGTATGCACATTTGGGTTTGAAGGTGGCAATAGGGTAGACATATCGGTTTGTACCACCAAGGGGCAGCGTCCAGAAGATCCTGCTGTTCACTATTATGTTGACGCCAATGGCTATGTCTGGCTTGCAATTATTAGTTATGAGCTTTTCGTTGGTGACACAGAGGACATTGTGCAGCCCCACTGGGTAACCATCTTCAAAAGTACGTCAGCAATAGACTGCTCAGTTATAAACGCAAACTACATGGAGGGTCAGTCGTTTTCTTTTACTGAGGTGTGCAACGGCCTTGCCCTTGGGTCTGTTCAATGTGAAGATGAGATTGAACCGCTTGTGGACCTTAGCTCAGTATCATTGACGCTTACTCTTTACAACAAGGCGGTTAGGTGTTGCGACATTGTTGGGTTTGATCCATGCAATGATGATGAAGGACTGTGCGGTTCTGATGTAAACTGCCCAGTTTGCTTGAATGGTGTTTCAAGTAACAGGTACCTTATTGAAATCGAAAGCGTTGGCGATGGGTCATGTGAGTGTACGTTTCTAAATGGATCTTACATTCTTGAGTCATACGAGTCTGGAATCCTATACAGATGCTGCTCAGAACATTGCTTTGACGTTGATTTTTCATGCAATGGCGTTGAGTATAAGTCAGTAAGGATCAGCGGCTGCTTTGGTACACTATTCAAAGATCCAGCAGACCCAACGACTGTTTATGGATGGTCTGGATCTATTGTTGCATACACTGGTCTTGGATGCACTGGATTGAGTCCGTTGTTTTTGGCGAGAATTGAATGGAACTCGCTAAAGATGCCACCAAGCCAGCCGGACCTTCCATGCTTGGACCTGGAAAGAAACAGAATGACAATATCAAACACATCTGCATTGTGTGGATGGACGAACGCAAGAGCATACATCACGACAATCTAATGAGAAGCAACTTTCACTGTCCGCACTGCAAGATCAAGCTGCGCAACGTACTTCTCCCCGTCCGCCATAAGTGCATCATGGGTAACCCAAAGCTCCCTATCTACTTCACGACTGCCATGCTGGCCGAAGATACGCTTCGTATGTGCGGTCCCATGCCACCCATTAGGATCGTGGTAGGCGTTGCTCGCAGCGGGATGATCCCTGCATCAATAATCGCTACCCACCTCGGTGCAGAACTCTGGACGATCAACAACGAGACGGGAGAGATCGACCAGTTGGGACGTGGCAGGAGGTTTGTGGATAAGCCTATCGCTGGAAGGGTTTTACTCGTCGACGACAGCGTTTACAGCGGCTATGCGATGTCCAAGGCAGCTCCCGTCGTGGAGCGTTTCTGGAACGAGAAACCCATCCTGGCTGGCGTCTACTGCAAGGGACACGGAGCACGCAAGGTAGACTTCTACGGACGCATCACGGAGACGCACTGGTTTCAATGGAACCTGTTCAATGCACCGTACATCGACAAGGTGTGCTTCGACCACGATGGTGTCCTCAATAGGGACTTCCATGCCTACGAGGATGACGATGGGCCACGGTATCTGGAAGCCATGGAGAACATGCTGCCCACGCACAATCGTCCACGGTGTCCCATCAACATCGTGACGGCAAGGCTAGAGAAGTACCGGGAACCTACGCTGGCTTGGCTGGACAAGCACTGTATCCCAGTCAAGAACCTCATCATGGGGTCTTGGGCTACCCTGCAAGACAGGAACGAAGCATACGCCAAGGGGGATGTCTGGAGATGGAAGGCTGATGCCATGAAGCAACTGGACTGCACGCTGTTTGTGGAGTCCTGCAAGCATGGTGCCCAGATGATCGCCAAGCACTCCGGTAGGCACACCATTGCCACGGACACCAATGAGGTCTTCTATGGCTGAACGTGTCCTGAACTGGGAGTGCGAGATATGTGGGTTACGCCTCAAGAACGTGACACCACCCGTGCGTCATAAGTGTGTGTCCCGAGGACTGGGAGACACCATCGCCAAGATTACCCACGCGACAGGTATAGCCCAAGTTGTGAAGAAGGTATCTGGCGGCAAGGATTGTGGATGCCGTGGACGGCAAGAGAAACTAAACCAAATGTTCCCTTACAAGGATCACGATAATGGCGAATGAGATTACGATTCAAGCGAACCTGTCCTGCACGAACGGTGGCTTTAGCTTTGCCACTCGGGAAGGCAGCGTGCGTGTTAACCAGTCGGTGAACGGTGGTGGTGGCCCAGGTGTTCTGACCATCACGACTTCAGATACGGCACTCTCCTTGGGAACGTACAGTGCCAAGGGGTACTGCTTCATCAAGAATCTGGACCCTACGAACTACGTTGAGTTTGGTCCAGAGAGCGGTGGTGCCATCGTGAAGATGATACGCTTGAACGCCGGAGAGTATGCACTGTTCCGCTTCGTGTCTGCTGCGGTACTGAGAGCACAGGCCAATACGGCCAGTGTGAAGTGCTACATCGCGGTACTGGAGAACTGACTGGGTTACCCAACAAGAAAAGAGAAAGCCCCTGGTGATGAGCCGGGGGCTTTTTTGTTGGCTACATTGCGATCAGGGCTTCCAATGCAAGCTTTGCCACTGCTGGAACTTGTCCGTTTCCAAGTGCTTTGAGTCTGTCCACCCGATGGGGAATCCCATTAGCCACTCTACCCACGTCGGGTTCAGCGGACCACCAACCTTGTTGGGTAACTGTTCTCCTTTCTTCCCTCCTCCTCTCTGGGAATATGGCTTGGTATTCGGATGTCTGTAGTCCCTCGATGCTGGTGTAGGCCACTTGTTCACAGCAGTCGCAAGTCCATCTCCACTTGTCTTGCCTGCTCCTTTCCTGTTGTAATTCCCGCAAACTGTCGGTGTAGGCCAGAATCCAGATCCGGTCCCTTTTGTGTGGGGCACCGACATCTTTCGCTCCAAGCACACACCATTTTGCATCATACCCCATTTCGGCAAGGTCTTTGAGGACGATATCAAGTCCTCTTGTTCTGAGAACTGGAGAGTTCTCTGCAAAGACGTATCTTGGTCGCACTTCACCGATGATCCTCGCCATGTGCTTCCAGAGTCCGCTTCTTTCTCCTTGGATTCCAACTCCTTTCCCTGCAATGCTAATGTCCTGGCACGGGAATCCTCCAGAAACAACGTCAACAACTCCTCTCCAGGGCTTCCCATCAAAGGTTTGTACGTCATCCCAGATCGGGAAAGCTGGCAGCGTTTTGTCGTTCTGGCGGGCAACCAAGACGCTGGCGCAGTAGGGGTCTCGTTCCACAGCACACACTGTTCTCCATCCAAGGAGATGTCCTCCGAGTATTCCTCCACCAGCACCCGCGAATAAAGCCAACTCATTCATATTTCCTCCTAGAACAGCAACGTGAACGCACCAGCCTGCTTGGCAAGCATCAGGAAGATGCTGTGCACGAAGGCCGTTACAGTCATAAACATGGCCTCCTTGGGCTTTCTTTCTGCCACATGGCCCACGATGGACGTGATCATGTTGAGCAAGATAAGTAGGAAGTAAAGCAGGACACCTATTTGGGCTACCAGTTGCATGGGTTA